GGGCCTTGCTGGCAAACTCGGACAGGGTGGCAACCGCCGCCTCCCAGCCAACCTTGGCCACCTCAGCCGCTTTTGCGGCCGCCGCGCCCGCGCCACTCGAACGCTGCCCGGCTTCGGTGATCGCGTCGTCGAACTGCTCGGCGGCATTCGTCGCGCCAGCAAGCGCCGCCGCGCCATCTGCGCCAGCCCCCGCCACGGCATCCTTCAGCGCCTGCCAGCTGGCGAGCGGAGCCAGCGCACCCGCTGCCAGTTCGGTTGCCGCCGCGCGGTGAGCCTCGGCGGCAGCCTGCGCCTCGCGGGCGATCTCGCTCAGCCCGACATCCGGCAGGGTCAGGGGATTGTCTGCAAAGGCCCGCGCGAAGGCGTCTTTGGCTGCCGTTGCGGCCTGCGTCGCCGCCCCGGCAAAGCGGTTTTCTATCCCGCCCAGATCGAGATCGCCCAGAAGGGTGATGCGGCGCGCGGAGCCCAGCGCCTCAAGCCCGGTATTGACGTTGGCGATGAAGCCGTTGATCCGGGCCACCACGCCATTGAGCATCGCCTCGACCCCGTCGATCAGGCTGTTCGCCGCCTGAAACGCCAGATCGCCGATGGCGGCGGGCAGGAGGCCCCAGATCGCCCGGATGGCTTCAAACGCCCCCTCAAAGGTGTTGGCGGCGGTGTTGCCAAAGCCCACCACGCTTGCAATGGCGCTCTGCATGGCCGAGGCGGCATCCGATTTGAGATCAAGAAACATCGCCGTGGCCGCAGCACCCGCCGCAGACGCCCCCATTCCAAGCCGGTCCCAGACCTCGACCGCCACATCCCGCAAAAGTTCCATAGCGGCACCAAACCCGCCCGCGCCCGCGACCAGCCGGGTGAACTGGAATACCAGCTCGCCCGCGCCGACAATCAGCGCACCGATCCCGGTTCGGATCAGGGCCCCGCGCAGGATGACAAGCGCCGTGGCCAGACCGCGCACCGAAAGCGCCGCTGCGACCAGCCCGGCCACCCAGCGCCCCGCCATGAGGCCTGCAAAGGTCGCGGCGATGGAGGCCAGCCGTCCGATATTGTCGAAGAGTGCCCTGATGGAGATCCCGAGCGGGCCGGTGCGGCTGGCAATCGCTGCCAGAGCGTTCGCCACCGCCTCCAGCGCCGGGGCGGCTGCGACGGCCAGCTGGTTCGAGACCCCGCGCCAGATCAACCCCAGCCGTGAGATCGCATCGTTGGTGCGCTCGATCTGGCCCGCGTCCGCGTCCGAGACCACCACCCCGAAGGCAAGCACATCCTCGGTCGCCTGGCGCAGCGTGGCCGTGTCGATCCGGGTGAAGACCAGGGCTGCCCGGTCGCCAAAGAGCGTTGAGGCGACAGCGGCGCGCTCGGCCTCGGGGACAAACTGGCCCAGCGCCTCCTGAATGGTGGCGATGCGCGCATCCAGCGGCAGGCGTTGCAGATCCTCGGCCGAAAGCTGCAGGCGGCGCAGGGCGTCCACCGCCGGTCCGGTCCCGGCCGCCGCCTGGCTCAGCCGCCGTGTCAGCTGGGCGGTGGCCTGCTCGACCTGACCCATCGACACGCCCGCCAGATCGCCTGCACGCTCCAGCACCTGAATGCTGGCAACAGTGGTATCCAGTGAGGCCGCGAGTTTGGCCTGCGCATCCACGCTCGAGAGCCCCGAGCGGATCATCGCGGCCCCGGCGGCGGCCAGCGCCACCGTTACGGCGGCGGCTGCCACCCGCGCCCTTCGTGCGAAGCCCGCGAGGCGGGCATTGGCCAGATCCATCTCGCGGCTCAGACGACCAAAGCCCCGCGCCCCGGCCTCGCCCACGCCCTCAAGCTCGGCGCGCACCTGGCGGCCGCCTTCCGCCACAAGGCGCACGGAGACGCGTTTCTCAGCCATTGCGGGCCCCCTCCATCTCTTCGTTCAATTTGCGCACCATCACCGCCTCGATCCCGGGCAGCAGTTCGGCGGCGATCAGAGGGTCAATGCCCAGCGCGCGGGCGAGGGCCAGTGCGGCACCCATATCCCAGCCCAGCACCGCGCCGGGGGTCACCCGCAGCTGGCCACCAAGACGGCCGACCAGGTCCCAGACCTGCCAACCTTCAAAGGTGGTGGGCCGGTTCAGTCTTGCAGGACAGTCCGGGCAGCTTTGCTCGCGGCCCTCAAAGGGCGGGCAGGCGGCGCAATAGCGCTCGCCCCCGCCGAAGGACCACTCGGCGCGGGCGATGAGGCGTTTTTTTCCGCGTCCAGAATGAGACCGCGTGCGACATAGGAGGTCTGGAATGCCTCGAACACCGGCCAGATCTCCAGCAGCGCATCAATGCCCTCGGGCGTGACCGGCACGGCATTGCCCGCGTCATCGCCAACGCCCTCCCAGTCCAGCACCGCGCGACGGGCGACGGCCTTGGCCATGGCGAGCGCCAGGTCTTCCTGACTGGCATCTTCGGACAAAGCCTCGATGGTGGCATCGGCGCGGGCCGAGACCATCAGGGCGGTGGTGAGCGGTGCGACCCGCAGGCACAGGCCGGGGGCAAGCTCCAGCCATTCGGGGGTGGCGGTGAAGTTCAGGCGGATCATCAGTAAGCCTCGATATCGTTGATCAGGGTTGCGGTGCACATTCGGCCCACCACGTTGTCGCGCGCCGCCTGCCAGTCGAAACTGGCCTGAACGCCCTGCGGCCCCGAAATCTCGATCCGGGGGCGGGGCAGGTAGACGGCGTGGATCGTGAAGGTGAAACTCTCGCCAGAGGGCAGGACATAGGCGAAGCTGATCTCGGCGGGATCGCCATTGATTGCCTGTGTCACCAGCGTGCTGTCGGCAAAGCGCACCTCGATCCGGCCGGTGAGGGCTGCGATTGACGGGTCGGCGCCGTCGATCCTGCCGTCCGCACGGATGGTCTCGATCCGGTCGAGATTGTTGGCATAGGTGATCTCGGCCGAGACCACGTTGCCCAGCGCCGTGCCATTCCGGCTGATTGCGCCGTTGAAGTGGCCAAACCGCTTCAAGCCCAATTCTGCAGGCGTGCCTGCAGCGGATGTGGTGGCAATCGCTTCGCCCTGCGCCACCAGACGTGCGGTGGCCGTCAGCAGCCCCGAGCGCTGCACTTGCCAGCTGAGCTGATCCAGCACGCAGCCGAAATACATCGCATAGCGCGGCACCTCCGGCATGGCGCTCTCGATCGACATCGAGGGTAGCGTCCAGGACCCGGACTGGAACTCATGGGTGAACGGGCCAACGCCGGTGGTGTCAGGGGCTCCGAACGCCGCCTTCAACCAGAAGCCGAAGGCCGCGGCATCGATCGGCACCACCACATCGCCATCCGCCGTCACCGCGTCCTTGACCGGGGCGAGAGGATCCCGGCCGTAGCCCAGAAGTTCGGAGTTCAGCAGCGGTTGCTCCGCCCCGAGCGAGGTGCTGGCGAAGGGCATGCGGGTGAAGCCGCCAACCGGCGGGGTGCCGTAAACCGTCTCAAAGCCGAGCGCCATCTGCGCCCGCGCGCCTTGCGCACGTGCCATGTTGTTCTCCTAAATGTCGGGGTGTCAGGCCAGAGGGCCGGTTGTGGTGTAGTGCAGGACGACGGTAATCACTGCGGCCTTCAGCGCCGCTGCGCCTTCAATGGGCAGATCGACCGAGGACGGGGCCTCGGGTTCAACCCAGTCGCAGAGGCCACCCAGTGTCTGGTCGGCCACCAGCGCAGCGCCGATGGTGGTGATCAGCGTGTCGAAGGCAGCGTCACGGTCGGCGCTCTGCACGACCGCCTCGATCTCGGCGCGGTGCTGGTAGTGGTAGCGCAGGGGCGACAGGGTCACCTCGGGCTCGCCCGGCTCGCCGTCGCGCAGGATGATCAGCCCCGCCGCCGGGATCCGCTCGGGCAGCACCTCGTCGCGCAAGGTCAGGGCGGCAAGCGGCTGCAGCCGCGCATGCAGCGCGGCGAGGGCGGTTTCGCGGGCGGAGGGCATCCTATTCGTTCCTGTGCTTGCAACTCTGGAAAACCTCAATAGCGATGCCCACAAAGTCTCCTTCGGGATTCGTTCGCGTTTTGCGAAGTCTGTGCTATTTTTGGCAAAAAGGTGATTTGGAGCATTTATGGCAAAGGGCGCAGCGTGGGTTCGGTCCGCAGGTAAAGATCAGGTTAGCACCGGAAATTGGACAACTGGCAAGAAGATGCCAAAGACCGCGTTTCCCCTTCGCAGCAACCACTCCTATCGTTTGGCGGGAACTTGGACTTGGCGTCTGATTTCGTTTGCGGTGAGCGGTGAGCAATACCGCGTTTTGCTTGCCCACAAGGCGGAGAAGCAGGAGTTCATGGCAATGCTTGGCCACTTGGTGGACCGTGACATGACCGTACTATGTCGGATCGAGCACCATGGATCGCATCCAGGTTGGCATGTTCACTACCAGCCGAATGAGACGAAACAAAGCGGCGTCGTCATCGGTGCTGATGCCCGGAAGCGGCCTTGCGGAGGAGATAGCCGGTTCGGCACCGATGTGATATCGGGCTTCGATGACTGGGCGATTTCTGTCGCTCACAGCCTTTTCAAGCTGCCGCATGCACGCGGCGATAGCGACGAGCCCTTACTGTGAAGCAGGAACTCTGCAAAGCCTTTTGTGACAGTGTCAGCGTGACGGAGCTTCCTTGTGGCTTCGGCATCAGCACGACACTGTTTGAAATCGAAGGCGATCCAGCGGGTTTGTATGCGATCGGCCCCGACAGCACCGGCCACTGGAAACTGGAAGATGCCGGGCGGTTGCTGCCGTCACTGATCGCATCCGGCTACGATCTTGCGTCAGATCAAAGGAAGAAGGCGCTCGCGTCGATCCTCGAAACTGCTGATGCTGCATTCGATGAAGATGGACTGGAAATTTCGACAGGTCCAATCTCGAAATCCGACATTCCTGCGCACGCGATCCGTCTCATTGTGGCCCTCGTGAGGGTTTCTGATCTGGTACAGATGACGGCAGATCGCGTTCGCAGCACGTTCAAGGAAGACGTGCGGACAGCGCTTTCATCGTCATTGCCTTCAGGCGTCGAAATACTGGAGAACGCTCCAGCAGATGAGCAAAGCGCAGATTTGCGCGCTGATCTGGTCCTGCGGCAAGCTGGCCGCGCCCCGGTGGCTCTGTATCTTGCGCAGAATGACCTATCGCTAGTTGAGGCTATGCTTCTTCGGTCCGAAACTCAGGGCGCCGGTGAAACCCGGCCGTTGGTTGCGGCGCTGCTGGAGCGTGAAAATGCTGTTTCCAAGCATACACGGACCCGAGCCATGAATAGGCTGGACTCAGTCGGCGTTTACGAAGGTGACGAAAGGCAGGCCGTCGCCAAAGTCGTCCAGTTTGTTTCGAGCGCCCCTAGGGTTGCAGCCTAAGGTGTTGGAATATTTACCTGATACAGTTCGCCCCTCTGGTGTCCATTGTTCAGGCTAGGTCTTGCCCTCAACCCACTTCGCTACGATCATTCCCGGCACGCCATCCACCGCCCGTTCCGCATCCCGCGCCAAATCCAGCCGCTTTCG